CGCTATCGTATTTAAACGTGTTATCCAAGTAATGTCTTCTGTAAGAATCAACCGACGGGCTCCAGCACGCGGGCGGTTTGTTCGGGTGGTCGACGTAGTGGTGTAGCATCGCGTTACCCATCGGGTTTTCGCGAGTCGGCATCGTGCACGTCGCGCTATCGTTACCACCTCTCGTGGAGCGACCCATACCATTTTTAACGAGATCGTTGCGGTACATGAAATAAAGCACACCGAGCGCCGTGGCGCCTAAAACGAAAAGTCTAACATCGCGACGAATCAGGTAAAGCAGACACGTGGCGTACACGACGAAACGACTTGCGGCGTTGACGCGATCTTCGACGCTCTGGCTGTTGGTTGGCCAAAATTGCGCGACCTTGTCGGTACGAATCATTTCGACGGGACGATCAAACCAAACTTCGGTCATTATACTTATTGCAAAGATTTATTTTAGTTGTTCTTCATGAGTCCGCCGAGCATGTTACTCATGGTTTTCATGAGCGCCTCCTGGTTGACGTCGCCGTCAGCCTCCATTTTTGAAGCCGCGCCCGCCGCCAATTCTTCGATCTGCGAAAGCATGCTGGGATCGATAGCCGTGATTGTGGTGGCGAGCATGTAGAGCGTCTGAAGATATTGCCAAATGCAGTTCTTCGTATTTTCCGACGCTTTCGCCCAGTTCGCTTGGATCGAGAGGTCCTTGAGGAAATCGGCGGTCGAAAGATCTTCGAACACGGTCTCGTCGCGATTGCTGATTTTTCCCGCGAAGGGCGAGATGCCATTCATGTACGCGTCGACACATTTGCGGGGGTTGGCTTTCTTGAGCATGTCGAACTGCACGAGCGCTTTCTTGATTCCCTTTTCGCCGTCGAAAGCCTTGCTGAGCTCGGCGAGAAACTGTCCCATCATATCGTTAAACGCAGAGACGCTTGTCATGGTGGCACAGAGTGTGGTTTGTATTCATGTAATGTGGGAAAGCTTTAAGCTTGTTTTATTAAAAGGGCACTTGACTAATTTCTTCACGCATGCCGACGCCGTTAGACACGATAAAAAACACCAAAATAGCGTTCAATGCGGCGGGCTTGGCAAAATCAGAGAGTTCTTTTTTCCCCTCGTTATTCATCTTCGCGCGGAGATGAATGTAGAGAGCCGTTATGATCGCCGCGATGGCAGCGGCTGAGACCGGATCGCGCATGTAATCTGATAATTCACTCATGACGGTGTCCTACTAGTACATACCATTTTTTACTGGCGGCCTGGCATCGGCGGCATCGTTAAAGAAGACACCCGGGGGCTGCTGAGCAGCAGGGGCGGGCTGCGCGATCGGCGGTGCTGTTGGCATTGGCTCCGGCACCGTCGACTGCACACCCTCAACGGTTTTGAACTCGTTCAGAGCGGGCTGCATCACCGTCGCCGGCGGTGTCGGCTGTGGCTGCGCGAGGTCGTCGACTGTGCCGCCTTCTTCTCCTTCTCCTTCTCCTTCTCCTTCTTCTTTGTTCTCACCTTCGCCTTCGCCTTCGCCTTCGCCTTCGTCAATGTCCGGGTCTTCTGAGTCTTCGATCGGTGACTCGCCGTCGAGGTCGATGTTCTTTTCAGTCCCGGCCGACGACATATAGGTGGAGAGAATCTGTTGTACCGGCGTGAGCTGCTGCACAGTCTCTTCGATACACGCAGTGAATCGACGCTTCAATTTCTCGTCGCGAACCCACTCGGATTGTTCCTCGTGATAGATGTACGGGTCCTTGTATAGGTCTTTCGCGCAGTTGTTGTATACCGTTTGAATGAAGATCTCGTTGGTGGGAACCTTGAGCGAAATCTTCTGGTTATCCTGTTTCAGACGAACGCTGCTAAGAATTTTCGTGACGGCGACAAACACGGCAGCCAACAGATCGCTAAAGTACGAACATCGTTCTGTAATGTTATCGGCGTGATTCTTGGACATCGCATTGGACCAATTCGGAACCTCTTTCAGGTATTTCTGAAACATAACGAGCGGTTTACGATTTTTGGATTCGCGCACAGCGGTCTCGTACAATTCCTGGAAGACGTCGATCATGGGCTCGCACATGGTGTTCGCCAATTGACCGAGATACTCCTTCTTTGCTTCGACTAACACGGCGAGATTATCGGACATCGCGTCGTGGTATATATATGCTATCACGAGATATCTTTAAGCTACTTTTTACGATAGTGATTGGCCAACTTTTTGAGATTCATGAGATCGGGAAAATCAGACGGGTCGCTCTCCTCGACCTTCTGGGGTTTCTTAGGTTTCTTGGGTTTCTTCTTCTTCACCCACGTGACGTAAATGTCTATTTCCGAAACGCGTTGGACCTGAAATCCGCCGTTCGTGAGCTGTCGCGCGAGCCAAATAGACGCGCGTTCTCGGTCGAAGCGCGGATACCCAATCACCATGATGGGGACCCTTAGAAAAACTTGATTTTCGCGACCGGTTTGTATGACACCCCGTATTTTACGCTCAAACTGTTCATATATTCTGGTATATATCTCCTTGAGGTTGGCTTTGCGCCGCGCCTCAATTCGGTTCACCTCGGAAATGTCGAGCATACTACCTACTTTTACGATACATTATTCAGGTCACTCTCGAGCGCATCGAGGCTTCGCTTGGCCTCTTGAAGCTGCGGTTCCGTGGGCGTCATCTGTTGCACCAATCTATAGTCGACAAACTCTTGACCGTTGCCCTTGGACACGTAAGGCGCGACGTTGGTCGGCGCCTGCACGCCCAGCGGCTGCGTTCGCAGAGACGTCACCGACATGTCACCACCGGCGCTCGTGAGCTCGGAGACGACGTTGAATCCATAGGAGAATCCAGTCTGTGCAGCCACCATGAACATCGCCTGGTACATGGTCTCACCGGAGCCTTTGCCAGAGTATTTTTTCAGCGCGTGGGTTTGAATGATGTACGTGGACAAACCGGTACGCTTACCGACCTCGCTGTTAGTCGCCATGATGATTTTATTCATCAGGTCGGGCGTAACCTTCCAGTCATCGACCTCTTCGTATCCGGCGAGGTCGGCGCCGTCGTCGTCCAGTTTGACCGTCTTCGGCGGCGAGTATCCTGAGTTTCCGAAAATCTCGCCCCTGTATGGCTCCTTGCGCGGGAGCAGGGCCACCGCAATGGCTGTGACAGCCAAGATGATCATAAGATTCTTATTCATCACTCGTGAGTTCTACTATGTTGCGTCAAAATTATTTCACAGAAATCCAAGCCTAATGTATCAATAATGTCGCTACTGATTTATTCTGAAAAGTGTGAACACAGTCGCGCGGTGCTTGAGTTTATTCGAAACAACCCAAAGCTGCGAGCGCTCCCGTTTGCCTATCACGACATTCATAAGTCGAGAATCCCACGACAACTCGCTGGGCGCGTCACTCGCGTGCCGACCATGGTGACGAAGGACGGCAAAATGCTCTTGGGAAAAGAGATTCGCGCGTGGCTTCAAAGTTTGCTACCCCACGAAGAGGTGCAACACCAATCGCTCGGCGGCGGATGCGCCATGAGCACGCTCGACGGTGAGGGTGGAGGTGACTATTTCGACATAGACTCCTACGGATCGTCGCTACAGCCCGCGATGACGGCTGAGATCGAAGCGAAGATCAGCCAAGAGGTGAAGCAGGTCGCGTATTCAGATTTACAACTTAAAGAATAACGCACAATTCTCGACATAAATATGTTACACCTCGTGAGCATCCAAGCGAGTGCGATCAAAAGCACTTTCGAGTGTCTGAAGGACGTATTAAACGACGTTAACATCTATTTTCGCCCCAATGGCATCTACATGACGACCCTCGATACCGCGCGAACGTCCCTCGTCGACCTCGCTTTGAGCTCTGACAATTTCGAGGAATACTCGTGCACCGTGGATGAAATCATCGCTGGCGTTTCGACGGCTAACATGTTCAAGCTTTTGAAATCCATCACCAATTCGGACGTGCTTCGAATCGGAATCACGTCCAAGGAGCACATGGATATCGAAATCAGCAACGAGAGTAAACGAACGTGCACGAAATTTCAACTCAAGCTGTTAGACATCAACGAGAGTCGAATCACCCTACCGGATATCGAAACGTCCATCACGACCACGCTCTCCGCTGCGGAGTTTCAAAAGTATATTCGCGACATGTCGAACATTGGCACAGAAATTGAAATCACGCGCGAGGCAAATAAGATTACCTTTGCGTGTAACGACGGCGATTTTGCGAATCAGGAGACGTCGATCGAAACCCTGGATAGCATCGATCTGAAACTCACGGGCTTATACAGTTTAAAGTATTTGAATATTTTCTCAAAGGCGGCGACAATGTGCTCGTCAGTGCAAATTTGCCAAGAGGAAATGAACAGGTTTATGATTTTGAATTACAGAGTCGCGTGTCTGGGCTCTCTATCGTTTTATTTGGCGACTAAAATCCCAACTCAGTCGTGAATCCGTCTCGCGTAGATACCGTCTTCGTTTGACCGATCAGGTTTTTAATTTTAATGTAAGGATACAACTCTCTCAGCGTATCGTCATCGTAATAGAGCATGTCTCGAATGGGCAC